TGAACGTAATAAGGGATCATTAAATCCTGATTGGTATAATATTGAGGTTAAGTTTAAAGGGAAATTCGGTCCTTACCGACAACTAGATCACGATGAGTGGGTTAAGAATTACTTAGCTCAATACGAGTCTGTTAATTGGAGTCCAGATTTGAATATTTTGGATCCAATAATTGATGATTTAATTAATGAAGTAAAAGCATTAATTAAGTGTCAGTTTGCATCTGATTATCTTCCTATTCGCACAGCCAAAGAAAACATTACTATCACTACTGGAGGAGCCAACTCTGGTTGGCCATTCTTTACATCTAAATGGAAAGAAGACCAAGTAATTGTTGACCATTATGTAGAAGAAGCACAAGGTTTACTTGACGGTGAATATCGGATAAAAGATGTTCCTCGTATCCTTTATCAAAGAATCCAACCTAAAGGCATGACTGAGACTAAAATGCGCCCAGTTATGTGTCCCCCTAAATCAGAAGCGATAGCTGCTAAAGGAATGGTAAATGATTTAATTTCCATTCTTAAGCTAATTCCTAGCTTTGCTGGATTCAAAGGATCAGATTATCTTCATGAGACATTTGAACAAGAAGGAATCTTCTTATTTGATGAGTTTCTCGCTGATGACAAGAGTCGATTTGATATAACAGCTAAGCAAATCCAACTTAATGCATTCATTAAGTTCTTAAAGGCTATCACTCATCCATCGCAACACGCATACATCGATAATATTTTGGGAGATTATTACCGTAATGGTAAATTGTTAACTCCTTTTGGATTAATTGAGTGTAGTGTTCCACATGGTTTATGTTCTGAGGATGGTTGGACCTCGATAATTGGAACAATATGCAATTATATTGCTTTGCAATATTCTTGTAAAATCCAACAAAATCGTGGTTTAATTATGCAGTATCAAATTTATTGCTTTGGTGATGATGGACTAATCGCTTCAGATTGTAAACTAGATCTTGAATTGTATGAGAAATGCAATGCTGACTTAGGACTAGTTGTTAACAAGTCTAAGCAAGAACAGAGCTCTGATTTCTTTTCATTCCTTGGTTATTACTACTTCAGAGAAGATTGGAATAACAATGAAGATAAATCGAAAGTAGCTAAGTTTCCAATGTGGAGAATCTTATCTGGTTTATACTACAAAGAGAAAGAAACGAATATCGAGGCAGAAATTAAACGCATACGTCATCAGAATGAATCTGAAGAGGTAGAGTTTGAAGAATTTATGCTAGATTATCAAAATCTCTTAATCGATAAGACAGGAATAGATCTACTTGCGTTTGTGATGAAATTAAACAATACACGAAACCTCCCTTACTTTAAAGAGATAGTTAAACTATTTGCGATCTTTGAACAACATTCAATGGATCCAAGTTTAATTCTACCACTTAAAAGTTTAAGGAAAGCTTTTGGTAATGGTCGTTCACTACATATCGTTGGTCTAGAAAACTCTCCTACAATGTTAGCATTGTATGAAATTCATAACACAACCCTCGAAAGAGTAATCAATCAAATTGAAGAGACGAAATCCATGAAAACACAATCACCTCCTCCTAAGAAGAAAATTGAAGAATTTGCGATAGAACGAGAAGGCTTAAGCGTGAAATTCACTTTCCATAATACAGACGACCTTGAACTCTT